ACTCAACTTAACAGCTTGAGATTCAGTAAGGTCTGCACAAGAAGCAGATAAGATCACAGACTTTTGTGACTCAACTAACTCTTTGCGAAGAACGATGTTTCTTTCCATTTCTTCGTTGATAGAAGATTCGAGATCAGTAACTTTAGACGCTAATTCGTCAACCAAGTCAACTTTCTCTTCAGGAATATCGATATAGTTTTCATTGAATAGACCGCGCAAACCAGTCATGAAGTTCTCAACAATCTCAGCGCGAATGCCTTGTTCAACGGCTAATTCATTCTCTTGCATCCACTCTTCAGCAACATACTCTAAGTAGTCGTCTAAACGAGTTGATAAAGATTCAGAGATGGTAGTCTTCTCAGCTTCAAGTTCGGCTTCAAAATCAACAGTAACAGACTCAAGAATCTGGTTGACTTTAGAGACGATTGCAGCTTCAAAGATAGTAGTAGCTTTGGTGACAAAATCTTCTGAAAGATCTTGACCGCCAAACATTGCTTCAACGTCTTCACTGATTGAAACGTCATCAGCACTGATTTGACGAATTTCTTTGATTGATTGAGATTCTTCAGCTACTTCTTCAGCAGCGTCAAAGCCTTCAACATTCAAAGATGCCATGATCTTGCCATATGATGCGGCTAGTTCATCTTTCTTTTTGCCTTTAACAGCATCCATCATTGCATTGATCATACCGACTTTCGTCTTAGGAGCAGCAGCTTCCACTGGAGCTTCCTGATCATCACTAGCTTCCGTGTCGTCAGCAACTTTCTCGCCGTCGTCATCGGGTGCTACTGTTTCTTTTTCTTTCGCTTCTTCGAGAGCGGCATCGGTTTGTTCAACCTCTACACCCTCTAGTTCTAAATCAGACATGGATTTCTCCTTTAATTAATTGAATACAGTCTATTTATAAAAATTTATAATTTGGAAATAAAGTGTTCGAAGACAGCCAACTTAGCCTCTTCCAACTCTTTGATTGAAGCGGTTTGTATCTTGTTCTGATACTGGGCTATTTGCGCTTCACGTATCACACCATTTTCCCAAACCCACTCTTTTCCTTCCATAATGCCTTGAACAAAAGCATCAGGAGCAGAAGGATCTGCTACAATATCAGCTGCTGTAGCTAAGTAGAAATCACTCTGTACTTCACCAACACCGCCTTTAGTTTGCTTAACCGAACCCATCCCTCGTGACGAAACGCCTAACTGAGCGCCCTCGTCCATTAATGACTTAACGATAGCACCATAAGGTGTTTCAGTCATAATCTTCGCACGACCCATAAAGTTTGAGCCATCACGTTTCAACTCAGTAATCATATGCGACACACGCTCTAGGTTTATACTTGGACCTTGTGGATGACCAAGCTCACCATAAGCACGATTCTTCTTAACATAAGATTCGTTATATCTATTTATCTCTTTGTCCAAAATCTCTGCAGGATACACTCGACCGTTACGGTTCTGGATATCGCCTTGCAAGAATACGCCCTCGATGAAATACGACTTCTTGCCGTTTTCATCTTTGGCTTCGGTTAGATAATTAATATCTTCATTTACTTCGCATATGAGCTTCATATTAGTAACCTGCGTTTGCTATAGCTGTGCCGTAGAAAGTTGTGGCACCACGTAGACCTTGACCGTCTGCTAAATGGACAACAATACCTGAGCCAGCAGCAACATATACTGTTCCGATGTTAGCATCATCTGCAGCATTGCGGACAGTGGCGACCACAGCAGCAGTATGTGTATTGAATACATACACAGCGTGTTGTCCAGTTGTATCGAATTTTGTTGTGCTAGCAGCGAATACTGTTGCTGTACCTAGTACCTTCATGACTTACCTCCGAATGCGATGTCAACCAACTGAAACATTCCTTCAGGTGATTTCTCTAACATCTTCTCAGCCTTTGCTGAATTTGCAGGGTTTAATTTATTTAGCATGTTGACAAGAGCAGATGCAGTAGTCATGTCAATTGTCTCAGACTTACCGTTACCAAACTTAACTTTCTTGGCAGACTTAGTCTTTACAATATCGTTTAACTGGTCGACAACTTTGCCTTCAGCAAGGTCTGACACTTCAACAGCTTCTTCGCCTAGTTGTACTAGGAATTTGCCGCCAGAGTCTTTTACAGCCTTACCTTTATGCTTTTTTGCGAGCTTATCCGCCTTTGATTTATCAAAGAGACCAGCATCAGCGTATCCGTCATCAGACTCACCCGTACCTTTTTGATTCAAATACTTTTCTTCAGTGATCTCTGCACGATCGCCATCAAACTGATGATCGCCAGCAACTGGATGTTTTGTTACAGTCATCTTGTGCTTGGCTTTAAAGTCTTTCTCGCCTTTAGGCTTTGGCTCAAGTAAGTCCTTTTCGGTCTTATCAATTGAGCGACCGCCAGAAGCAGCTTCGGAAACGAACGATTTAAATCTTTTGATAGCCATTATTCTGCCTTATTCCTCTGGTTCTTGATCAGCATCTGGTGCTGACATAAAATTTGTTGAGATTTCGTGTGTCTTTATCTCTATTGAATCTTTGATCTTATCCAACAATAGGTTGTTGACCACATCTTTAAATGCCGACACGTCACCGTCATTAGCTGCGTTGATCGCATCGATTGATGCATACTCAATTTCGTTCTCTTCACTCATAATATTCCCCAATAGAATTGTCATTAAACATATTTATAAGAGCAGCAATCTTTATTATAGACCACCCGCTCTGTCATTATAATTCTTTATAGACCATTTCTTTAGAGTTTAAGAATTTAGTCGCAGCCTTGATAGCGGGCATAATACCAGCAACCTTTTCTGTCTGGGTATTGCGCCCTTTCTTATACTTAACGATGACCCCATCGTCACTGGTCTCTAGAGTAACAGTCTTATTCTGTTTTTTAGCGTCTCTTACTTCAACACTGATGTTGTCTTTCAGAGCCTTTACTAGCGGCAATATATCGCCGTCTTCTAGTTTGTATAGCTTTCCTTGTTGGATCGCTTCCTTGAGTTCATAGAACGTCTTCATTAAAAATCCTCTTCGTCATCAGTATCATCGACTTCGGCGTCGATTTCTTGATTCATTTTTTCAATATCTTCTTCGCTCTGCATCAACACATTTCTGCGGATCCACTCAGTCGAGAAGTATTTGCCTGTGTATTGATCAACGTCTTGTAGTAGCGATAGACGCTCGCGCATGACTTCAGCGTTCTTTAACTCGCTAAAGTGGTTATCTTCAGTGAAGCTGAAACGGATCTCTTTCGACATCTCGTCCCACTCATCCTGAGTGATAACACCTTTCAGTAGGAGTTGTTTTTCTAAGACAATCAAGAACAGTTCTGAGAAACGACTTCTTAGTCTCTTAACAAACTTCGAGAATTTCAACTCATCACGATTAATCTCTGATGCTCGACCAAGATTGAACTGTCCGTCAGAGGATAGTCTTGTTGATGGAACATTCAATGATTCGTATAGTTTTCTTTTGAAGTATTCAACGTCATCCATCTCGCCAAGGTTTTGTCCACCTGGAAGTGTGGTGATCTCTGTTCCGCTGCTACCCTCTCTTCGAGGAAGCCAATAATCTTCAAGCATAGTAAGGTGTTTCCGAGAGTCGCGGACTTCACCAGTATTAGCGTCATACACCAATTTGTTCTTATGCTTAACCATCATATCACGCAGGTATTGCTCAGCCTTAGCTTTTGGCAAGTTACCTACGTCTATGTAAAATATTCTTCGCTCAGGCGCTCGTGCGAGGCGATAGATAACCGTAGCGTCTTCGAGCATACGGAGCTGGTTCAATGGCTTCACGGCTTTTTGTAAATGACCGAGAACCATAGTATTCATATGATCCATAACGCCGCTGTGGACATACGCTATTGAGTCAGTAGATATCTTTACACCTTGGTTTCCAGCAGATACGCCTTTTCCAGAGTATATGTAAAACTCATTGTATTTCTTTGTGAGAACTTTGTTATCACCCGAACCGACAGAAGTTGTGTCCCGCTTTTCTGTGCGGACTCTTTTAATTTTTCGCGGATCGATAAATCTTAATTCTTGTATACCGCTCTTGGTGTTGGCGGTGTCTATCATAATATGGTAGTACAAACGACCATCCACATACCAATTGCGGAAGATTTCATACCCTTTCGTGTCAAAATTCAGCAAACTCAAAACATGATCGAACTCTTCACGGATTCTTTTCTTTATCGCATCAGGCTGATCAATATCATCAACAACAACCTCGACCGCCGATTTATTGTCTTCGAAAACAATAGCTTCATTAATGATGTCGTCAACAGCTTTATCACACTCACCTTGTTGTGACATATCACGGTATCGAGTTATAAGACTGACTTCCGATTTGGCTGCGCCTTCTAAATCAACCGTAGTGCCGAAAGCACCCCCAGCATTTACATCTATCGTACCATCAGTGTTTGGTGGTGGTGCGAAAGACTGCACTGTTGCAGGTGTGTCTTCTTCTTTGCGTCCAATTTGGAAGCCGAAAAGTTGTATTGCCATTGTGGTATTATCCTCATTATTAATAGGGGCAGCATAGTATTTATGCGTACCCCCAGATCACTTTTTAGGACTAGATGCCGCCAGCATTGCCAGTAATACCGCCAGAAACTTCCCAATAATCATACTGGAATGTTACGCCATACTCTTGGATGCCTTCGTTATCCCACGCCAAGTCGATAGCACCGACTTCTGAAGGATACAAGCCAACAAAGTTGTAAACACGGAGGATTGCACCGTCTTTACCAAACTGTGTTACTTGAGCATTAGCTTTATAGAGGCTAGGAGCAGTACCACCAGCAGTATTCAAGTTACCTTGAGCACTGTTGATAGAGTGTGACCACTGTTCCATCGCATTTCTAATAGCAAAGTCTTCGTCATTAATAATAGTTGGTGCCCACTCAGCATAAGTGCGGTTTCCAGCCAACTTGATTTGACGACCGAAGTATGGAACTTCAACCGTACCAAGTGTAGAGGCAGGAATTTGCGCAGCTTTCACCATGAATGAGACTTGTGAGTCAGCAACACCATTGATTGGATTTGTTATCTGGACTTGGAAAAGCGATGACCGAGCACCGCCTCCCTTTAAAGCACCAGCAAAATCGTTTACGTTAAACGCCATTTTTAAATCTCCCGATTATCGTTATATTTATGCGCGACCAACAATCTCAGAAAACTCAACGCCGCTGCGTACTGCAACAAAGTTCAACTGAATAAAGTTGATTGATCGGGCGGGTTTAATGTAGATGTCGCCAATGAATTCATTGCGGTCTACAACTTCGCCAGTGTTATTTGTTCCGTCACATACAACAACGAAATCAGTGATACCACGACGACCTTGAACATCACGCAAGAAAGGTTCTACCAAGTTTCTGAACTGGCTTCGAGTGAAATCATCATTGAATTCAAACAAAGTGAATTTAGAAGCAGTAGAGATAGCCTTTTCTAAAACGATAAACAGGCGACGAACATTGATACGATCAAACGCTGAAGGTTTAGCTAATAACGTCTTATCACCGAACAGTACAGTACCCTGTCCAGGAAATGTAGTTACTGGGTTGATGCCTTTCTTGTAAAGAGCGTCACGATCGCCTTTGCTTGGGTTATAAGCAAGTTTGATAACGTTCTTAACGTTGCCACGGTTGAAGCCAGCAGGCGAGAACCATGGATCACGAACCAAGTCCGTTTGAACCATAAGACCAGCAGTGTCAGCATTCAATGGAACATAGCGGTATAGATCATTGTACTTATCGTACTGATATTTCCAGCCAGAATCCATAACAGCATATGAAGATGACGGTAAAGTGTCACGGTATGCGATAATGTCAGCAGTTTCTTTGCCAGCAAAGCTATTGTTATTAACAACATCAGCACGCTCTGGAGACAATACAACGATACAATCTTTACGAGACTCAGCAATATTGCTGATCAAGTGAGTCGCTAATGTTACGTCAGCACTGCCGCCGAGGATGAAAGAAACGTCAACATCTTCAGCAGACTTAAATAAGTCATAGCCGTTGATTTTGTTTACTTCAGTCAAGTCGCCGCCGCCAGTTCCGCCAGCGAGTACTACGCTAGTTGGCACTACCGCTTCAGTGGCGAAGTCATTAGACTTAATAGCACCAGAACCGTTATATGCTGCGCCACCGATGGTGATATAAGCAGACTGCTGGTTGATAACATTTAACCAGTAGTTGCCAGCACCTTGTTCGGTCTTAGCATCAACAGCAAGCGAAACGCTCGCATATGTTTCTACAACTGATCCAGGAATTCCAGTGAATGCGCCAGTTTCGTCAACTACAACAACGTGAACTTCATCGTCTTTGCCGCCAGATGCAAGAGCATCAGCAGTTGTAATAGGAGCATCGTCAAACAGACCAGAGTATTCCCACTTACGGTTCAATGACTTCTCAGTAGCACCAACAGCAATTGTAGGAGCATCATATGGTTTGTTCAGAGTGATCACACTATCATTATCAACTGTGGTAATCGCCGTGACTTTACGTGTCAATTCAGTATTATTTGGACCAATTACGATAATATCGCCGATTGTTAACACATCGGTAATGCTGGCGTCACCAGTAACTAGGATTGTACTAGC